GACGGAAAGGGCCATCTGCCGCTTCGCAAGAACGGCAAGGTCGATCCCGGCCACGTTCGCAACGCCCGTGCGCGCTGGAACCAGACGCACTTCGACAGTCCGTCCGCCAAGGCGAAAGCCCTCGCGAAGATCAGGGCTGCCGAAAAGCAACTCGGCATCGGCCAGAAGAAGGATGGTGCGCATGAGAGCTCTCCGTTCCCCGAGCACGCGCCCAAGTTTGAAATGCACGCGGTTGCGGTCCATGCGATCGCCGTCAGTGACGCGGCGGGCGACGTGGGCGGTGCGCCCGAGTGGATCATGGTCATCCCGGCGGGCCAGTTCAGCGGCCGCGATGGGCGTGGGCCGTTCAAGCTGAACGATCCAAGCAAGGTTCTTGAGGCGACGGCCAAGGCCGACATGAAGGCCGGCCTGCCTGTCGATTACGACCATGCGACCGACTTCGCGGCGCCGCACGGCGGGCGCGCTCCGGCCGCTGGCTGGATGAAGGAACTCCAAGTTCGCGATGGCGCGATCTGGGCCCATGTCGAGTGGACCGACAAGGGCAAGGAAGCGGTCGCCTCGAAAGAGTACCGCTACATCTCTCCGGTCTTTTCGTTCGACGAGAAGACGGGCGAGGTCCTCGCTCTTCTGCGCGCTGGGCTCACGAACAATCCCAATCTGTACGACACCGCCATCTGCTCGAGGTTGAGCCAAATGCAGAAGCAGGAAGAGAAGCGCATAGCGCTAGCGATTCAGGGCATCAAGGTCGAGCTCCACAAGAAGAAGAAGGCGATGGAGGCCAAGGGCGTGGGCGACGATTCGATCGTCGGGCGCCTGCGCACGGCCATCAAAGAAGCTGCCGAAGAGACCGGTCTCGATCCCGACGTGATCATGAAGGCCGTGTCGAAAGACCTGGGCGGCGACCTCGAAGACCCCGACAACGACGGGATGCTCGACGACGACGACAGCGGTGCCGACGACGACGCGCCGCCGGCCGATGGCGGCCAGCCCGACGACACCGACGCTGACGACATGGAAGCCCGCATGGCCGACATGGGCGACGGCGATAGCGACGCGTTCACCAAGCTCGCCGACGAGTGCCGCATGGCCGCTGAGACTGCCGAAAAAGACGGGAAGGCCGAGAAGGCTGCCCGGTTTCGCAAGATCGAAAAAGACGCCCGCGCGCGCTGCACGCGGAAAGAAACTCACGCACGGAAGGTGATCAAGACCATGAACCATCTGGAAATGGCCGAACACTGCGAGCGCATGGCGAAAGACCACGAAGAGGCCGGGCGTCCCGACGACGCGGAAGCCTGCATGGAGATGGCCCGTCACCATCGCGAGAAGCACAAGGAAGAGATGCGCGCCGACGAGGAAAAGATGCGCGCCAAGCATCGCCAGGAAGTCGCTGCGGCCGCCAGCGCCGAGGTGAAGACCGTGAAGAACGACGTTGACGCAAAAATCGCCACGCTGACTCAACAGCTCGACACCGCGAACGGCCAGCTCGCCGCGATGGCGGACCGTGAGCTCAAGAACCTGGCGACCCAGAAGGTCGAAGCCGCGATAGCCGACGGCAAGTTGCCGCCCGCGCAGCGCGAGTGGGCCATCAACGCCTGCATCAAGAGCCCCGAAGACTTCGCGGAGTTCCTGAAGAACGCGCCGAAGCTGCCGAAGGGCGTCGAGAACTTCGAGCCCGAGCGCAAGGTCGGCGATGTCGTGGTCTCGGCGCAGGAAGTCGTGATCGCGGGAAACATGGGCATCACCGTCGAGCAGTACGCGACCATGCGTGAGAAGACCGCAAAGGGTCAGGGCCTCGCGATGATGGTTGCGAGCCTATAAGGCGCCAGGCGCAAACGAAGCAATCACCGCTAAACCAAGCGAGGAAACGTAAATGGCTCTTCTGACTTCTGCACGAAACACCCCGTTCAAGGATTCACCGGGAATTTTCCTCCCGATGGGCGTGGAGGCGAGCACCACCGTCTACATGGGCGGACTGGTCGTCTCCGACGATAACGGCTACGCGATGCCCGCGCAGGCCAAGACCGGCACGGCGCCGCTCACGAACGTGCCCAAGGTGATGGGGGTTGCCATCCGTGTGGTCGGCGGCGAGTTCGGCGAGGACGCTCACAACGTCGCTGGCTATCCGATGATTCCGACGCCACCCAATCTGGGCGCCGTGGCCGCGATAAACATCGAGGTCCGCAAGGGCGTTGCGCTGCTCGACAACGACGGCACCGTCCTCCAGGCGACCATCGGGTCGGTTGTCTTCGCGCTCGACGATCACACCGTCACCGCGACTGATGGCACGGCGACGCGACCGGCGGTGGGCCAGGTCGTCGCGCTGGAAAACGGAATGGTCTGGGTTGACCTGAATGTCCAGTCGGTACAGGCGCCGTAATTGAGCTGGGGCGCTTGTAACGAATTTCGAGGAAGGACTCTCTAGGAGAGGTGGAAAAGAATGGAACTCTCGGCCGCAAATCTCAACGCGCTCTTCACGAGCTTCGACGTCATCTTCCAGCGTGGCTTCGAGGAACCGCCTTCGTACTATGCGAAGATTTCTTCCGTGGTCCGCAGCGCCTCGGCGCAGACCCAGTACCCGTGGATGGGTCGCACCACGAAGTTCCGCGAGTGGCTGGGCGACCGGACTCTCCAGAACCTCGAATCCCACAACTACTCGATCACCAACCGGAACTTCGAGGACACCGTCGGCATCGACCGCAACGCGATCGAAGACGATACCTACGGGGTTTACGAGCCGGTGATCGAGCAGCTCGGCTGGGACACCAAGGTCCATCCCGACACGCTGATCTTCGGGATGATCATGAACGCCGTGAACAACATCGACACGCCGTCCGCGGCGGGTGCGGTGCTGGCCTACGATGGCGTGACCTTCTTCTCCCACAGCGGGCACCCGGTGGGCCTGAAGAACCAGGCTGCCGGCGACTCCCTGACCCCCAACTGCGACAACACCGGATCGGGCTCGTTCTGGTACATCATCGACGCCTCGCGGCCCATCAAGCCGTTCATCTTCCAGATGCGGCGTGACTACGTGGTCACGCGGATGAACACGGTGACCGACGAGCACGTGTTCACCAAGCGCGAGTTCCGCTATGGCGTGGACGCGCGCGCGAACTCGGGCGTCGGCCTCTGGCAGCTTGCCTACGCGAGCAATCAGGACCTGACCAACCCGGTGAACTACGGCAACGCTCGCGCCGCGATGCGGAAGATCAAGACCGACGCGGGGCTGCCGTTCGGCGCGCTCTCCAGCGGCAAGGGCGTCTTTCTGCTGGTGCCGCCATCGCTCGAAGAGGCGGCGCGGCAACTGCTGAACTCTGATTTCATGGTCGGCGCCGGGGCGAGCAGCACCGTGCCCACCACGAACATCTGGAAGGGCTCGGCGGATCTGATCGTATCCGAGTACCTGAGCTAGGCCCAGGCGCTCGGCGGACATTACGCGAATCGAAGTTCTGAGGTAAGGGCGGCGGCACGTGGCGACTCCCGCTGCGTGCCGCCGCAGTGCTAAATGGGCAGCTACGCGACGCCGCAAGACATGCAGAACCGGTATCCGGCGCGCGACCTGATCCAGCTCGCAGTCGCGAATCCGCCGAACAGCGCTACCATTCTTGGGCCCTGGGCGGCGTCCTTCGCCTACGCGCTGGGCGCTCTCATCCTCGACAGCAACGGCAACGTCCAGCAGTGCACGACCGCCGGCACCAGTGGCGCTTCGCAGCCTACGTGGCCGACGGTGCGCGGCGAGACGGTCGCCGATGGTTCGGCGGTCTGGACGCTCAATAGCACCGGACTCCAGCAGTACCTGAGCGACGCCTCGGTCGAGATCGACAGCTTCATCGAAAGCCGCTTTGCTCTGCCGTTTACCGACCCGCCGGCGATCCTGAATCAAATCTGCACCGACATCGCCTGGTATCGACTGCAGGTCAGCCGGCCTCTTCGCGACAGCAAGGATGCGAAAGAGCGGTACGAAGGCCGCATTAAATTTTTGGTGGCCGTGCGCGACGGAAAGATCACGCTCGGCATGACGGCGGACTCGAAAGAGCCTGCCATCGCTTCGCCGACGGTGCTCATGCAGAGCCCGACGAGCGCGCCCGTGATGATCGATCCCTACACCGACATCTTCAATCGCAACCGGCTGAGGACCTTCTAATGGACTCCAGCGCTCAGCCGCGCGATTTGCGGGGCCGCTGGACGAAAGGCGGGCCGCTGCTCGAGATCGTCTTCGACGACCGGAACGCGCTGGCTGCCCTGGGTCGGCTGCTCGAACGCGTTTCCGACCTGCGCCCGGCGATGCGCGAAATCGGCGAGCGTATGGTCGCTTCGACCGTGCACAACTTCGACACCGAGACGGCGCCCGACGGCACGAAGTGGGCTCCGCTCAACGAGAAGTATCGCGACGCCAAGTCTCGCGCCGGCCTCAGCACGATGATCCTTCAGCGCTCGGGCAGGCTGAAGAGCTCGATTCATCCGGTCGTCAGCGCGCATGAGGTGCGCATCGGCACGAACGTGCGCAGCAAGACGGGCTTCCCGTATCCGATTGTGCATCAGCTCGGCACCAGCAACGCCGGCCGCAACAAGGCCACGGTCATTCCGAAGCGCGAATTTCTGGGCATGGGGTCCGGGGATAACGACGCGGTGCTCGACATCATCACGAGGTATCTGGGGCGGTAAATGGGCGGCGGACTCGTACTGCCAGCGAGCGCGTGGGACGGCACGGTTTATAACCCTGTAGTCGCCACCGACATCATCGCCGCGGAGAAGGCGCTCGTCGCGCAGCTTAGCGGCGCGATCGACGTCGTCGAGGTCCTGGCCTTCCCGTCCGACTGGGAGACCTACGAGCCGAAGCATCAGAACGGCTCGATCCTCGTGCGCTACGACGGCTCGACCTATGGCGAGCTTGAGACCGTCGACGTGGTGACCCAATGGCGCCGGATGAACTGGGAGGTGCTGATTCTGGTCCGCGAGCTTGGCTGGCTGTTCGGCGGAGAAGGAGACCAAGGCGTCGGCGCGTACAACCTCCTCGAGCAGGTGCGCCAATCGCTAACCGGCTTCATCATCACGGGCTTCAAGCCCGGCTTCCCGACCAAGGACCAATTCATCGGCTACCGCGAAGGCTACTGGGCTTACGCCGCGATGTACGCCTTCGAGACCCTCGCGATGCAGAACTGGGAAGACCCGGCAGTGCCGAACCTCGCGAAGGTGACCTTCAACGAGATCGGCAACGTGACTAACACGGCTGTGCCCACCGCGCCCCTGACCTTCAGTGGGCTCGGGGCCATCGTGCTCAGTCACCAGAACGTCTCCAGCGTGATCGTATCGAACACCAGCTCCGGGGCGGTTTACGCGCTGGGCACCGATTACACGCTGGATGCGTTCAACGGAATCATCACGCGCCTCGCCAGCGGCAGCATCCCCGCGGGCGCAACTGTAAACGTGAGCTACGTGTACGCCGACGTTGTGACGGCGCTGGCGAGCGGCACTAACCAGCCGACCACGCCTACGAACTAAGAGAGGTAAGGCAATGTCTGCTAGCTTTCTCCACGGCATCGAAACGATAGAGACCACGGTAGGGCCTCTGCCCGTCACGGTCGTCAAGAGTGCTGTCATCGGCCTGATCGGCAGCGCACCGATGTTCGCTGCGCCTGGTGCACTCCAGCGCTGGAACGGCGACACGATATACCCGCTCGGCGCCGAGATTCTCGACAGCAACGGCAACGTCCAAGAGGCGACCGTTGCGGGCACTTCGGTGACCACCGACACGGAGCCGACCTGGGCGACTTCGGTCGGCAGCACGACCACGGACAACACCGTCACGTGGACGTGCGTCAAGCTCGCCGCGGACCTCGGGATCGTGAACAACCCGACGCTGGTCGGCTCCGTCGCGGGAGCTGCCGCCTTCGGGCCCATGATTCAAGGCTTCAGCGTCCCCTACGCGCTGAGCCAGATCATACAGCAGGGCTCCGGCCAGATCATCGTCATCAACGTCTTCGACATCACCAAGCACAACACGACCATCTCCGCGGCGCCCTACACGTTCCCCGCGACCGGCGTGCAGGCCATTAGC